TGTATTTTACCATGGTCGCTCATGGTCATTGCTTCTAGTTTAATGCCTGCACCCTGCACACCACCTGTCATAATATGATATACATCTTCCCACTCTTTGCTGTATTTCCAGCCTTTCATGTTGCCGTACTCATCTGGAAAGTGTATGCTAAAAGTGTCCACTAAAGATTTGTGTGTGGTTAACAGACCTAATACTTCGTTGGCAGTGTCTATTGTCCAGTTATACAGTGTGGTGTATATAGCAACACGATGATCGGACTCTAATGCATAGCGCAACATGTTGGTTGCTTCTGGATTCACCCAGGCTTCAGCCATTCCGCTAAAGTCTATACGTGTGTCAGGGGGTACTTTATCGACTGCTGTCTTGAACGTATCCAAGCTCATGTACTTGGTATCTTCACCGTACTTGGTTCTAAGATTTTCTTGGGGGCAGAAATTACACATTAATGGACAACCAATCATGGTTGTAATTTCCAGTGTGGGCATTGTTTTCATAAAATTAATTGAATTTAAAAGCGAACTTACCTTTAGGAACTCCGCCGTAATATGTTTTACCGTTATCTAATAGTATAGTGCCTTTAAAGTTAGGCGGATAAACTGCTTCGTATGATGTAACTGCAACATCATCGCCTTTCTTACCAACTTTTGTATATAGCTGAACAATGCTGGCTGTGTTTAGGAGTGCTAACGCACCTTTTGTGAATTCCGGATTGCTGTTCACAACGCCTGCTACTGCTTTTGCTAATCCTGCTAGTATAGCATATCCTGTGTTAAAACCAGGCTTGTTCGGGTCAGACTTGATTGTGCTTGCAAACTTTGTTGCTTCTTCACTTAGTCCTTCAAAATCACGTTTACCTGATTCTAAACAACTGTTTACTTCGTCACGCAGTGCAGGAGTACTTATACCTAACATTTCTCCCAGCACAAACGGTCCTTGCATTGCTGTGTTTTCTGCAATGGCGGTAACTATTTTTCTAGCATACGCTACCGTACGCATAAGCTCTGCGTTATCTTTGTTTTTCTGTATACTGTCGTACAAGTTCTTTACACTTGCGGCAGCACCTTTGCCACCTTTGCTACTTACACCAATCTCTACACCGTCTGGTGCTACAAATACGCTGTCTACTAGATTATGATTTTTACTTTGTGGCCAATAGATAGGCATGTTCGACCAGTCTGTTCCGCCTGCTAACGCAACTTTTGCTTCATCTGCTTGGCCGCCAACTATACCACCCATCATGGCAACAGGTCCCATTATCTCACCAAAGTAGTCTCTGATAGTTTCTAATTGATCTACCATTCCCGGGAATACAGCAAGTTTGCCTTGTGCAGTTTGCTCTAGTGCATTTGTTAAAACTTCGTCGCCGGATCTAGCAACTTGTTGAATCACTGGCGCTGAACCTTTGAACTGTTGTTCTGACCCAATAAGTGTTTGTGGGTCTAATCCACTAGCAACTTTCTTTGCACCTTTGGTTTGTAAGTCCCATCCTGCAGGCACTTCTTTGTTGCTCCATTTACCCATCATGTCTGGCGATACTTGTTTAAAGTACCTGCCCCACAATAGAACCTTGCCGTCTGAAGTTTGCACTCTTGCAACTGCAAATGCTAAACTGGTAGCGTTAGGCGCATTAACCCATTGTATAACTGTGTTATATTCTTTTTCGATATTAGAAATACTAATATCTCGTGATTCAGGACTGTCGTACTGTTTTCCTTGTGTTTGTAAATCAGGAAAAGCACCAACGTCTACGAATTCTGCTGTTTCTCCGTTTGCGTGTACAAAAGGATCACCTTGGTTACGACCAAACATACCTTTTGCTTCGATAATAAATTCTTTTGCTCGCATGATAGTGTATTTAGTGCCGTTCTATATCTTCTTCTACGCATTCCCTACCATACTGTATTTCTACTAGTACGCAAGGCTTATCGTACGGATTGCGCAACTGATGCCACACGCCTGGATTTATTTTATAGTAATCATGTGTGTTTAGCTTAACGTTCCCGACACAGCAACGTCCTTGTGTTATTAACCATAACTCTGTGCGCTTATGATGGCGTTGTTGACTTAGACTTTGTCCTGGTTCTATTGTAAGTGTTTTTACTTTGATTCCGGGTACACTGTACAATACATCATAATGACCCCAAGGACGATCTGTTCTACTGTCTGTTTTTTCCCAGAACGCTGTCCAATCTGTAAGTAGGTCACTACTACTATTCATCTTGTATGTCCCGCCTACACCCCATTCGTATGTAACACCGTTAATACCTGTTTCTGGAATATTCTGTGCTGTGCGATCACCACCATTAGCAACAACAATTTCGTGCCCTGCCCAAGTTTGTTTTACTGTTTGTATAGCATCTCTCGCACTGCCGTCTGCATCGTCAAATTCAATAACATAGTCGACCATTTCTAAATTCTTTACAATGGTAGCACGTTCATTCCAATTCATAAATGCACGATCTTTTTTGCGTTCTAACCAACCATCTGAGTTTATACCTACTACCAAGTAGTCGCCTAGTTCTTTTGCCGCACGAAAGTAAGCAATATGTCCTGAGTGTAGCGGATCAAAGCCGCCTGTTACTAGTACAACTTTGTTCATCGTTCGTTATTGAAATACAGACCTTTGTCGATCCATTGTGTTAGTATCTCGTCCTGTCTGATATATCCATGCTTGTTCAAGCATTCCACAAAAGTTTTGTTTATTAAATCCTTGTCAGCAAGATCAAACCAAGTTGTTGTTTTTGGGTTCATAGGCTCATGTGACTTGTACACTGCTACATGCATCCACGGATCGTCTACTTCTTTTTTCATGTATGCATCTTTACAGTCAAAACCATTTACTGCTAACATGTAAACCATGTGTATTAAATTGTGATTATAGTACATTTGCGAAGTACTGTATATTACTTCTTCATGTCCGTATTTTGTATAGGTCGACTGAGGGAATATCATCATTAACATACCATTCTCAACCAACTGACGGCTCCAAGCACCCAGTGTGCGCATAGGATTGGTCATGTACTGAAACGTATTATGACTCCAAATAAAGTCTACGTCAACACTTAGAGGTGGATCGTCTGAGTCCAGATCAATGTTTGCTGGATGTACGTTTGCATATTCACGTACTTCAGCGTCCAACAACTTATCAACAGCATAGTCGCAAGCATAAACTTTGTAGTTGCGTGGTCTTGGTGGATCATCACGTGTCATCAAGTTGGCCCACCACTGCACATCTCTACCTGTGCCGCATCCAAAATCTGCTATGGTAGTAAGGCTATCCAAGAAACTATCGTACTCGTATAGTTGATCCAGTGTTTGTAAACTGTGTTCGTGTGACTCAAATTCATTCTTAAATGTTATCATAGTTGTACATCTTCCATTCCTGCTGTGCGCAATCTAACCACATGACCTATCATGAAGTTTTTGCTTTCAAGGCCTTTCATTAGCCCTAACCATTTGTTCCGCAATAGTGCTACTTCGTTAATAAATGTTTCAAAGTGTATAACATCATCTTCACCATCTACATACTTTTCTGCATCACGACTGCTCAATGCTCGCTGATATCCTTCTAAGTATTTTTGAAAATATGTCCTGCGTATTTTGCGCAGTTCAATATTTAAAAAGTTTAGCACTGCTTCGATTTCTTGCAATTGATTGAAACGGTGCTCTGTTATACCTGGAAGATTTGCCGCGGCACGTTCAAGGCTGCCATTGATATAGGTTTCCTTTTTAGCTTCATCCAGTTCTTTCTCGTAATGGCGTATAAAGTCTGGTATCCTGCCAAGATCTGCTACAACTTTATTATACCACATTATTCTTCGTAATAATCGTTGTCTTCATCGTCGACAAACTCAGTTACTGCTGAGCTGGTATAATTATCAGCAAGACCAAACTCCCTAAACTCCTTGTCGTTAATAGCATCGTTTAACATACTTACTAGATTATCTGCGGCTTCTTGCCGCTCCTTCACTGGAATATATTGCTTTAGTATGGTATACGCTTCTACTAGGACTTCTACATCAATCGACATAGTTCTCTTCTCCTAAGTTGTCAACATCCGATTCTACTACAATTTCAACTTCATTACCTGCGACTTTGTTTTCCCAATCATTCATAATAATGTCTAAAGTTCCGCCTTCATTACGTTCCCACTCCTTGCGGAACTGTTTAATTTCGTCACCAGTTGACGTTGTGTATTTAAGTCTATTGCCTTCTTTTACTAACAAGTCTTTCTTTTCGCACAAGTCAACCAATCCACTGTACGGATTCATCCCTGTTTCATATGGAATCTTAACTTGTAAACTTTCAAACGGTTTTGCGTAACGAGTCTTCATTACTTTACATCCTGCTCTAATACCTTTTACTTCCGATATCTTGTTGCCTGCTTCGTCTTCTTTAAGTTTCATCTTCTTCATTGCAACAACAATACTGCTTGCATAGATAAAGCCTTGTCCGCCGCTGATCTTATCATCTGGATCAAACATGTCTTGACTTGCGTATGTATGGTTAGTTGCTACTAGTCCAATGTTGTGTGAACCAATCATGTTAACAGTATTACGTACAAGTGATGTTAGTGCCTTGGGCTTACGACCCATATCACCTTTCATATCACCTTTGTTAAACTGATCAACGTCAGTGGGTGTTAGCAACATACCCAAACTGTCAATCACAAACAGTACCTTGGGTCTGTCTTCTTCTGGAATCTCTTTGTAAGAAAGCATGAAATCGCTGATTGTTTTTGCTACATCATCAATCATTGCCATATTAAGTTTTAACAACTTGTCTGCTGACGTGTCTACATTAAGTGCTTTGAGCCAGTTCTCATCCAATGCGTTCTCTGAATCAATTAGTATAACAAATATATCTTGTTCCTGTGCCGCTTTTACAATGTTACCTGCACAGATATAACTTTTACCTGCACCAGATTCCCCTGCAAACACAGTTACCTTACCCATCGGAACACCTTTGTTAAAGTCTCCTGATATTAGATAGTTTAGTGCGTAATTACCTGTGCTAATCCAATCAGTAGGGTCATTAAATCCAAAACTAACACCAGCAATGCTTTTGGTTAGTCCTTTACGAAATTTACTTACATCAAACGGTTTTTGTGCCATGTTTATCTTTCCTTATATAGATCTATGAATATTTTACTACTATCAACACCACGTCTGGCGTCCATTACTGCTAACTGCTTAAATGTTTCTGTTAAATTCTTTTTGAATGGTTGTTGAATATACTTTAGCAAATTTTGATAACTATTCTCCAACAAAAATCCTGGATGTTCTGCAATGCGTTCTTCTAACTGTTGCTTGACTAATTGTAACATCTTATCTGGTAAATGTCTAATATTTAGGTACTCAGGAAACAATAATGGCCCAATCACAAAAGCGTTTGGGTGGAAGTTCCAATCGTTCATAAACTTGTCTACAAACTTAAACACACTGAGAGGATTAAGTACAAAATACAACATGTTGAATGTAATTTTATGATCCAAATCTTTTATTTTTCTTAGG